TGGTTTACCATAAATTGCGGAAGCCATTTTCTTATATACATCTTTGCCTTCAGCAAAAGCAGTGATTAGATCCTCCTGCCCTGCCAGCCACGCCAACACCCGAGCCTCAATCTGTGCAGAGTCACAGTCGATGATGCTGTACCCTTCGGGGCCCTTGATAGACTTCTTCAACTTATTGGCGTCTGCGCCCCGACTCGGCAGGTTCTGCATGTTTATCTTATCGTCACCACCAAACCTGCCTGTATGCGCAGCGTAGTACCGAATCGGTATGGGCATTACCCCACGCCCTGCAATCTCAATGAACCGCTGGGTACGCGTCTCTTCCAAGGTAGACTTAGTGCCAAGCCTAGCGGCCACGAGTGCCTGCACCCGGTCGTCAGGATGCTCCGCGAGTGCCTTGAATGCCTCATCGCTCTTGGCAAGCGCGTATGTATCTTTACCGGTGGTCGGGCTAACCTTCATGGGTGGGGCTACACCTAACGACGTTAGCACCTCTGCAAACTTCTGGTTGCTCATCAATTCGGCTCTGTCTACCCCGCAGGATGCAAGCAGGGCTTCCTTACGCTCGCGCGTTTCGGCCAAGTGCTGTTCCAAAAGATCTTTGTCCAACTCAAGCACAGGCTCAATAAACATCCGCAACGTCTGGTCAATGACCCGCAGTTCTTGTTTGGGAAAGTTACGCACCATCCGGTTAAACAACCGATACGTAAGTTCTACGTCGTTGACGCAGTAGTCCCCATACCGAGAAAGCTCTTCTTCGGTGAAATCGGCGCGGCGCTTACCCAGGGCTTTTAGTACCTCGGTGCCCTTCTCCCCCAACTTGTACCGCTCGGTCAGCGCACGCAGCGAGCCTCCCACTTCCACCCCATGCAACGCGCGCCCCATGGAGAGCGTATCCGCCCAGATCTTAGGCTTAACCCCAAAGTGCCATCCTAGTATGGCCCCGTCGAATAGGGTGTTATGCGCAAGCACCATGGCGTTCGCCCAATCAAACTTCTGTAGGTACTTACGCAGCGCGGCATGCGACCCGCTCGCCCATTCCGTCGGCCCATCGTTGACCTTCACCCCCAGCCCGATAACTTCAAACAACGAACTACGTACATACTCCTCGGTTGTAATCTTCGACAGGCTGTAGTCTTTGTCGTAATAAGTTTCTAGGTCAATTGTTATTAGATCCACTCTGATTCTACCTCTTTTAGTTTCTGCATGTAGTGCCTACACTTGCCCAAGTCGTCCGAGTCTTTCTTACCCGCGCGCATACTGTACTTAATAATGTTTCCTTTTAGGAATCCTATAAACTCCTCCCGAGTCAGCACCGACTCCATGACGTGCCAGGGCTGCACACCTAGCTCGTGGTAGTGGTCCCCACCAATTTGAATGTCATCCGCGTTCATACCAACGCCTCCTCTACTGGGTTGTTCTTTGCATCCCACTTCGCAAGCTCCTTAGGATCCACGGTACCGAAAGGCCACTGTGGATAAGGTTGGTCGGCAGTCCAAAACTTCTTTTCGTCAACATCCAACATCACGTTTGTTTCTCCACCCCATTTCAAGTGCTCGCTCATGCTACCCTTCCCAAATGTCCCGTAATTTATCCGCCGTAAACGGCTTCCTTAGCATACGAAGCGCCTTATGTTCTATTTGCCTCACCCTCTCGTACGATACACCCAATTCTTGGGCTAACCCGTCGAGGGTTTTTTCCTCCCCGTCCAACCCGAATCTCCCACGGATAACCCGCGCTTGTCGCGGGGTAAGTTTTGAAAGCACCGTGTCGATAGCCGCCCGGTTCTCTACCTCTATGAGTTTCTGCAATGGAGAACTTGTTGTATCGGGGAGCATTGGTAATATCTCTTCAAACGACATATCCACATACCCCGTGTTTTTCTCAAGTGGGGTAAATTGCTCTTCTGAAAACAACACGCTCAGGGGGGTGTTAAGTACAACACTCAACCGCTCCGCTATCGGTCGCCAATCACCGTCTTTATACAGAGGTGAAAATTTTAGATTTACCAAACCCCCAACAGCACCTGGGTGTAAATCGTTCGCTACACAGAACGCATGCACGGTTTTGAACCCGGCCTTTTCAATGGCGCGAAGTAGGTTTGCGTTTTTTACCTTTACAAGTAGCCTATAATCTTTCATAGCGCCTCCCGTCGATCCGGGCGAGGGCGGCTCGGGCTATGGCTCCACACTCCTCGCTCAGCCATCAACTTCAGTCCCCGCTCCGCACCCATACCCAACAAGCGCGCCTGCTCAAGGCATTCAAGGCACTGTTCCTGTTTGTCGCTCATTTCTTTATCACCTTTGCTTTTTTGGCTTTCATCTCCGCTTCGACAAGCATTACTGCTTTCTCCATATCCTTAACAGTCACTACTTCTAACTGTGCATCATGAAGATCTATTGCGTCATTTAGTGCCTTCATCTCATCTGCTTTCAGAATGTACTTATCCGTAGCAGCGCCACGAGAGCACACCGCGTACAAGGCATCTAGCCCCTGACGCAATTCGGCGTCGTAATCGGCACCAAACCCCAACCGATACAACGCTTCCGACACATTCAGCGCAGATATTAGACGATCCATATCCGCACGACAAGCTTTCCCACGCGTTAAATTTGCCAAAGATGTGTGTATTTTTATTTTTAGGTTAATTACGTGTGGGCTATGTTTTGCTAGTAGTGTCATCCCTTCTAGCACGTAACCTACCGGGTTGGTGCATATTGGCTTGGGCTTATACTTCTTACTGCGCTTTCTCATAGCCGCTCTAGCACCGATGTCACGTACTCCACATTCTCCTCGTTAACAACCCACGCGGCACCACCACACCGGGTAATCTCATCGATGTTTATAGTTTGTAACTCTGTAGGCTTATTCTTGCCTGCTTTGCACTCAATGGCAAAGAACTTGCCCTTATAGCAACCGACAATATCAGGAATCCCGCTGCGCCCAAACCCACCCGTTACGGGGTAGAAGTAATACGCCTTCAAAGCTTTCAACTGCGAAACAACTTTACGCTTAACTTTTGACTCTGGCGTGTTGGCCATAGCAATCTTTCTTAAGAACTGGCATCAAAGACGCCAAGAAAAAAGTCGCGGGGTGTTAGCCCGCGACTAACATTACTCCACAACCCAAAACACATCCTCTAGGATGCGACGCCCCACACCTTCAATAAACTCCGTCGGGTAGTCGCACGGGCACATGCGCAGCACGGCTAGGCGCTCTTGCATCCACATGGGAAGATCTTTTACGCAGTCATAGTGCCCGTTAGCTACACTGCCCATAGCACCTAACGATAGGACAACAACCCCCGTACGGTATGTTGACACCCGATAGATGTTATCCAGAATCCCAGACATGCTCACTCATCCCCTCGCCTCTCCACCCAATACACCCGGTCGCTGAGCTTCAGGCCCACCCCGGACACCCCGTTATTCGTCCCTGCCATATCCAGCAGGGTTATACGCCCAGCAAGCGTCTCGGGTAGCTCGTCAATCTTGTATCGTTTAATTAGGGCGGTACTGTTAGTAATATCCTGCGCATCTTTTTGCGCAACGTCGTATATGTCTAACACTTCTGCCATCTGCTCGCCGCACCTGTCAATGATACGCACGTACCATACGTGAGCATGCAATGCTTCTTCTTCCACCGCCGCTTTTTTCTTCGCTATGTATTCATCGACCGCTTCGCATAAGTTCCTACTAGCAAACACATGCCCGGCTTGACGCAAGCCTACAAGTTCATCCAAAACATCTGATCGTAGTGCCGACAGTATATTATTTGAGGCCCTCATCTCTGCCACTAAAGCCGCAGTTTTATCAGCATATACCAGCCCCCTGAAAACAGACAGGGCCAGCGCGGCTTCCTCCGCTTGGGTATACGGGCGAAGTTGTTTCTTGGCTTGTGCGACGATGGTATTAATATTCTCCGAGTGCTGCATGTAGTGCTGATCGCGCCAGTCCTTGTACTTGCTATTTTGTACCCCCCGTGCGTAGATCATGTACGCAGGTAGGTAATCTTTTCTTGCCCGAAACCCTCCATATCCAATCTTTAACATCGCATACTGCTGTGTCGGCACGTACAACCAAGCAGAGGTGGCACCACCCCCTATGTCCCCCCCGAACGCACCAGGTACGACACCGATTTCCAGTTGTGGGTGGATAAGTTTAAGCTTGGTGTAGAACTCAAATACTTCCTTGCGGTACAGGATGCCCTCGTGGATATGTGCTTTCGTGTTCCCGGTCTGAGTTGTTACCAAGTTCGCAAGCTTCTCCCGCCGATGTGCGGTTTCTTCCACAATCTTACTTACCAATACGTGATCGTATCCCATCGTATATCTCCTTATTGTTTGTTAGTCGTCGACTAACACGCGTTTACCTACGGTCGGCTGCGCCCTGTCGTTACCCACAATGCACCACAACACCGGAGCACCCCACTGCTGAGCAGTGCCCCAGTCCGACCCGACATATCCATCAGTTAACATCACCACCGCTTGCGACTTCACCGCATGCTTTTGCAGGTACTCATAAACACACCGCACCGATGTACCCCCACCCCCGGCAGGCTTGGTTGAAGATGTCAGATTCTGTACTTCATCCCCTACATACTTCTCATCACGGCACACCTTGGTGTCCCAGTACAGTAACCGAACACACTCGGGCTTGACCGTATCGCAGATGCCCTTGACCTCCCCCAGGAACCGGGACAACTCCTGATCCCCGATAGACCCGGACGTATCGATGCCGATGACCAGGGTGCCTACTTGTTCACTCACACCGGATGGCATGTAATAGCCCATGCTAACAAAGCGCCGGTTGGGTCTACGCCACGTCGAGAAGTTGTTGCCCGTACAGGTAGAACTAATGAACTCCCGCAACGCTTCGCGCCAGTCCACCTTGGGTTGCAACAACTCCTGCAAGCTGCGATCCCCACCCGATCCGGTCTTACCTGCGAGCAACGCACCTTGGCGTACAGCTTGGTCAATGTCTCGGGCTAACTGCTTAACCTCCTCCTCGTCCATCTCCCGCGCACCGTCCCAGTCGTGGTCGTCCATACCCTCGCCACCGCCACCGCCCCCCTTCCCACCATCGGGCAACAAGTTAAATACTTGTGCGGTATCCATGCCCCGATACTTCTCGTCGACCAAGCCCTTAGCAGGCATCTTGGCGAACCCATCAGCGTTGTCATCGACGAGCTTGATATTTATTACGTAATCGGTTGCGGCATTGGCCTTGCCAGGGTTCTTATCGAACAGGTGCCGCCACGTCGTCAGGTGCCGGTAGAGCTTGTGATAGCACTCATGCAGCACCAGGAAACGCAATTCGGCGTCGTTGATCGAGTCAACAAAGGCTCGCCCGTAATACTCATCCCGTCCGTTAGTGCATGCGGTCGGCACATCATCGCGCACGGCCCGGTCCCCGATCATCAGCACCCCAGCCAGGGCGACGTACTTCGGGTTCGCCATGATATCAACGATTGCCTTATCAAGGCGCTGCTTTGCGTCTAGTTGCTTACCAAACATAACTATCTCCTTACTTCTTATCAGCGGCGAATAGGTACGACTTCTGCATAGCCCATTGAGTAAACTTCTTGTTGGTCATGATCAGGGACTGGTTCTTGTACTTCGGTGCCCTCACACCATTGGCGAACAAGCCTTGGGCTTCGGCATCAAGGCGCATCATGTAGTCCATCCAAGCATCCACCCAGTCACGCTCGATCACGGCCAGCGTGCGGTAAACGACCATACATACGGCAGCGGCAGATGTCGGCACGGGGGCTTGCAGTGGGGCTTCCTTGATCTGCTTCAACGTCGGCAACTGATCCGCAAGGGCTACGAACGCAGCCAAGTCCATCGCCGCACGCTCGCCGATTGTGCCGATTAGCAACGCGGTCAACGTCTGATCGTCGAACTGATCCCGAATCTTCATCCAGTCGGATGCCGCCTCCAGTGACCGGGGGGTGACAAACGCGGTACGCGTCGACCGAGGATGATAGATGTACGGGTTATCGTCCGGGCTCCCCACGTCCTCAAACGAATGGAACAACTGGGGGTTATCTTTACACCAGCCTAGCAACGTGTGGTCTACACCGTTGTTGATACCCCACTCGATCCACTCCATGTTGGTCGATTTACGCCCGGTCAGGATACTGATCCGGTTTCTAGCATGGGGAGGCAGCAGGTCGCCCACACCTTCCGCACCTAAATTTGTTGTGGCAAACACAATCGATGACTGACTCAACGTGTATGAGCCTAGCTTTCTCTCCAACATAAGTCTTAGCATGGCGTTCTTTACCGCCGGGTTGGCCTTGCCGTATTCGTCGATCATCAGGATGATCGGTTTGTTCAGGTGCAACCCCAACTCCTCGTTCGTGACGTATCGCACGAACCCCTCATCGTCGATGGTCTGCAACTGCGGGATGGTGATGTCGCCCAAGTCCTTGGTCGTGCAGTCGAAGTAGCACGCCGTATGTGTCGGCAACGCTTGCGCCAGGACTTTGAGCAGGCTTGACTTGCCTGTGCCCATGTGGCCTTGAACGAGGATTGTGCGCTTGTCTCCACCCGCAAGGATGGCTTTCTCGATCTGGCCCAGGGACAGTGCGTACATAGCGGTTGCAGTAGACATGATGTG